CCTTATAACTTAGCTTTATTGAAAAGCATTAAAGCCATGTCCGCATCTACAACTATTTTTCTCCCCACTTGAGATACAGCCTTACTTATCACATCGTTTTTAAGGCGCATGGCTGTATTGGCAGAACACTTAAAGAGCTCGGATATACCCTTTATCCCATATACGAGATTCTTTGACGAAGATTTTACTTCATTATCTTCCTGCTTCACAATCAACGCACCCATTAATTCCTTCAGCTCCCCTACGGTTAAATCTATCAACCTGGTATCATCGCTTATCCGTCTTTCAATTGGTATCATAATTTGCCCTCCTTGATCCAGTTATAGATAGAATCCACACGATAGATAAAGTCTGAATCGGCAACACCGGCTGATAACATCTTAACGATTTCCTTCCTCAACTCAATATCATTACTACTTCTTTGAGAATTTTCTTCTGATGCAATTTTTACCGCTTCATATTCTTTCGGTTCGCTTACACAAACCTCTTTGAAATTTGCGCTATAAAAACTATCTACCATAAATCGTACAAGACCTATCTCGCTACTTTTAAAAATATCCACAAATTCATGAGGAATTCTATCAGATATTATGGCATTAAGCCCATTATCCAATTTTACCTCATACGTTCCATCAGGACGCTGTTTCAATGTCAATACATATCTCTTTTCCATTTTCTTAAAAAGAAAAGCCCTCGCTGTTCTCAGCATAATTGGTGTTTGGCTGATACTTAGCAAGAGCTTCATTTATGTCCTAATTTACGGCAAACACCACTAAACCGTATCGTCTATTTTTTAAT